GATAGTGAGCTGTGTTTAAAATTATGGGAAACGCTTAAAGATAAATGGCCGCTACACGAGCGGGAGATCAGCCGAGTCAATCGTAAGATCGTTCAAACAGGTTTGCCTATCGACATAGAGCTGCTGCATAAGCAGTTAGAAGAAATTAAAATAAAGCTTTATGATGCGGAGATGAGTATCCCTTGGCTACATCAAAAGCCGTTGCTAAGTAGGGCAGCTTTTGATGAACAATGCAGACTCGTAGGATTAGAGCCACCAGTAAGTCTAGCCGAAGGAGATGAGAAAGCGGAAGCGTGGATTAAAGAGAATGAAAAGAAACACGCTTGGATTAATGCCACAAAGAATTACCGTAGGATCAATAGTCTTCGTCGTAAACTTGAAAGCTTTGATATGGCCACCATGCCGGACAAAAGGTTTTATGGAGGCTGTATGTATTTCGGGGCGCACACCGGACGATTCTCTGGATCAGGAGGAAACGTGAACATTCAGAATCTTAACAGATCAGACTTGTTCGGAGTCAATCTTAGAAACATGATAAGTCCTGATAAAGATAAGAGACTTGTGGTAGTTGACCTTTCACAGATCGAAGTGCGAACCTTGTGCTGGTTAGCTGGAGACAAAGTGATGCTGGATGAGATTGCCAACACTGATGACATCTATGAGGCATTCGCGATCCGGTTTGATTTGTGGAAGCCAGAGAACGGTAATATGAAAAAAGAAAACCCCGCTCTTAGGCACTCAGTTAAAGCAATGGTTCTTGGTTGTGGTTATGGAGCAGGTATTCCTAGATTTGCTGCTATGGCGGGTATTAGTGAAACAGATGCAGCATCACAGGTGCATCGTTACCGGACCAAAATGAAAAAAATTAAAAAGCTATGGTCTGACTATAACGCTGACATTGAGGGGTCACACCTAGCAAACGAACAATTACCTACTCCATTTACTGTTACGTTACCGAGTGGTAGGGTGCTAGATTATGGTGTCCTACAAAAGTGGTCCAGATTCGGTAAGAGTGAATACACAGGTAAGATTCCAAAGAATGGAAAGGCTGCCACCATTAGATTATGGGGTGGGTTAGTAGCCGAAAATGCTTCTCAAGCTTTAGCACGAGACATATTTTCAGATATGCTTGTGCGGGTATTTAATAAAGGGCATAAAATTATCATGCACGTCCATGACGAAATGGTTGTAGAAGTTGAGGCTGACAAAGCACAAGACACCCTCGACGATATGATCAATATTATGTCTACGCCACCGCCTTGGATTCCAGACATTCCACTTGCAGCGGAAGGATCAATTCTAACAAGATATGAAAAATGAAATACAAGTATATTAAAAACCTCAAAGATAAGCACTGCCGCACAACCAGTGACATTTCAAAAATCAAAGTCGGAGAAAAGCCGACATTCAAAAGCAAAGCATTCTATCGGGAGTGGTGTGCTAAATCGGACACCGATCATTGTTTCTACTCTTTGTTTGAAGGGCTTTCACCAAGGGCTCGTATCGAAGGGGAGAATAAAATCGCTAAAATCTACGGTATTGTTTTAGACTTTGATGCCCCACCAGATTGGAATAACATCGACGACATCATCGCGGCTAACTGTCCTAAAGCGATGCCGACATGGAGGTCCAGAACTCAAAGCGGATATATTCGTTTGATCATGGAGTTCGAAGAACCGTTATCGATTGACCATACTTTAGTATCTACATTTTTACGCAGCTTAAAAAGCATCTTACATTATGATAAGATCTTAGCTGGATACGATAGTAAATCGGAGCAGCCCTCACAATATTTTGAGTTGGGAACCGATTGGGTTCACATGGGTGGTGTAATCTCTAGCTCGATTGTTCAAACAGCTTTGTTTAAAGCAGCTAAAGAAAAGCCTCCCGAATCTACGGACACATCGATACCAATCGAAGTAATCGCCGAAGAGGTTGAGAAGAGATACCCTAATCGCTGGATTGGAGATTTTGAAGTCGGTGCTCGTGGTCCTTTGTTTTGGATTGATGACGGTATTGATAGAGAAGGCTGTCAGGTATTCGAAGATGGCATGATCGTTTATTCAGATCGTGATCGAGGTTGGCTTACATGGCGTGACATCTTCGGTCCTGATTTTGTTCAGCAGTTTGAAGAACAAAAGATGGGGGATCTTCTGGATGAGTATTGGTTCAATGGCCGCCAGTTCTTTAAACAACACGACGATGACACAGCGAAAACAATACCACGGGATCAGTTAGTCCTCGAACTTCGTCAGCGTGGATTTAAACCCAAACCTAAGAAAGGAGAATACGTCTCTGAGGTTGATGCAGCCATCATTCTTATAAGCAATCAGAATCGCATAGACGAAATCGCTCCTGTAGTTTTCCGAAGGAATACACGGATTGTCCCCTTCAATGGACTAAAGATTCTTAATAGTGCTACAGTCGAACCCATTGAACCTGCGGAGAATGGTGACTTTACCGAGTGGCCTTTCTTGAATGGATTCTTTGATCAGTTCTTTGAGGACTCAAAAGAAGTCAGAACAAAATATTATTTCTTCGCTTGGCTACAGCGATTCTATAAAGCGTTCTACTACAACAGAGAGGATCAAGGGCAAGCGTGTATTCTTGTCGGACCTGCCAAGCGTGGTAAGACTCTGCTGTCTAATAAAATTATTGCCTCTCTTGTCGGAGGGTTTGCAGATGCGAGCGATTATCTTTCTGGAGGAACCAAATTCAATAAAGACTTGGGTCGTGCAGCCTGTTGGGTGATCGATGATACCGTATCGGCAGCATCATTCGCGGATCAGAGGAAGGCAACCGAACTCATTAAGCGTGGAGTAGCGAATCCTAAAATTCAATTCATGGCTAAGTATGCTGATGCAGTAACCTTGCCTTGGGCTGGACGGATTATCCTATCCCTGAACGATGACCCAAACTCCATGAGCGTGTTACCGACTATGGATTCAAGTAACAGGGACAAGATCATGGCATTCAAAGTTTCAGAAAAACCTTTCGCCTTCCCACCTAAGCAGGAGTTAGAAGCCAAGATCGACGAAGAGCTTCCCGCATTCGCTAAGTTCCTAATGGATTGGAAACCTCCAGTTGAAGTATTGGATGACGACAGATTCGGAGTGAAGAGCTTCATTGATCAGAGCATCAGCTATGCTGCGTATGATAACTCTAGCCGATCACAAGTCGCAGAGCTAATCGATTACTTTGCAAAAGCATGTCGTGAGCAGAACACTGAGATGCGTGAGTGGCGGGGGACAATTACTGAGTTCCAAGTTGCTCTACATACTTACAACAATGGCCGCTCATTAGGGGCTTCAAACAAACTTGAGTTCGTAAGAAATGGTCTGTCTCATTTAGAAGACGTTGGTAAGTCTGATTCTGGTGTCCGACCAATCAAGTCAATAGGAAAAGGATCTGGTAAGGTGTGGATTATCGATGTCACCCAGAGTTATGACATTGATGCCGATGAACTTATTTCAGCGAGTTCGCTCGCCGAAGCGTAGAGATTTCTACATGATACCCATTAACCTTATACTTGAATCCATAAGCGTCCGTTTCACCTCGACGTTTATAATTCTTACCACACTGTATGGCAGATGCTGGGGCCCATCCAAGGACCCAAACTTCACTCAGACTCTCGTGGACTCGTGTGAAAAAATATGTAGATGCTTTTAACTGTTTTGTTTTAGAGCAATTTACTGATGCAGTAAAATCTGGTTGGGGTGTGGTCTTACATTTCTTTGACTTAACATCTATGGTTCGTTTGCCTAGTTCGTAGTCATGAGTGTAAGACCCACCTCCAACATATGTTGCTTCAGGGTATAATTTTTCGAAAGCAACTTCCCCTAAAAACCCCACCATTCTTCCAGCACCTTTAGTGAATGAGTTGTCTTTAACTCCTAGCTTTTCCGCTCTTATATAAGCTTCTTTAACATCATCAGCGTTGGGTCTAAATAGGAGCATACTGCTTCCTTTCACTCTACTGAATTGCGCTGGTAATTTTCTTCTGCTCATTCTAATCGTTTTAATAGTCGCTCGTAAGCGGGAAAGAAGACCTCATCCATACATCGGACTACGGCCTCCTGCTCAAAGTTCTCACAGAAACCTACGCCTGAGATACAAAGAGAGGCTTCCATAAGTTCGTGTCTGAGAGTTGTTAGAGTTGTGTGCTCGTCCAGATCATCGTGGACAAAAATCATTTTACGAGCATGACTATAGAAGCCATAGCAATCGTCGTCGGATAGATTGGCTTGTTTGATCTTTACGGTCTGACCAGCGACACGGATAGTTTTTGGAAGCGTCATCTACCATAATACTGATTGATGCCTTCAGCGATGACGGCAGCGAGCTTAGACAAATCTGATTGCATCAAAGCAACGTCAGATGGATTGGACCCAAAGAAAGGTTCGGCTATAACAGCCGGACAAGGAGTCTTACGGAGAAACATAGAACCACGACTACCTCTACCTTTTGGTTTTAGACCCCTAGCTTTTAATTCAGGATACGCCTCCTGCATTTCTTTATCGAAGCATCGTGCAAGTTTAAGACCTCCCTTACTAGTCCCCCAATACAACCATTCATGTCCTGTAGCTGTAGGACCAGCAGAGTTGAAATGCAGTTCGACACAAGCGGTAACTCCATCCTCTCTCATCTTTCGAGAGACATAGTTCATCGCACCAACATAACTTGATGCTTTGTAGTCATCATAGATCAAAGCACCAACACGAAGGTTGGCGAGAATCATAGGAATAAGGGAGCTGTTAAACTCGTGCTCACTAACACCACTCGTGTTTACTGCACCCTGATCCCCGTGCCGTGAATGACCAATCGCGATCCCAATCATTTCTTTATGGGTTGTATATAATATCTTCCGTCTTTTCCTTTGACGTATTGTTTTCCTATCGACTTGGCATAATCAAGTTCATGACCTATAGTCTTATGGCCCATGCCTTTTAAAAGCATCCCCTCGTGGGAACTTGGTTTATGTTTAAACCAATCAGACTTACTTGGGTCTTTGGGATCATCATGCCAGACCCATGCCTCAAATGCCCCTTCATTAAGCCTTTCAGGAACATTCTTTTGCCCAATAGGTCTATCCGTTGGTTTGGGCATCGTCAAAGGAAACCGCTTGGCGAGTTGTGCACCAGTAGCTTCGTCGTAACCATCACCGTCAGGATCAAATGGTCTAGCGATAGCAGCAGCTAAGTTCGCAGCTCTGGCTGAAGCCTTCTTAGCTTCGGCCATTCTCTGGTTTACTCTGTCTATATACGACTCAGCCATACAAGTTTACTATTTATCTCTTAACAATATATAAATGTAAACTATTCCAACCGCGATACCAGAAATTAGTGAACCAATTCTGAGCCAATATTCTAGCTGTTCTTGGTAAGAAAGGATTGCAGCCATGACTGGCGTAAAGCACCCAATAATAACATCTACAAATCTTTGGCTCATCATTTTGCTCCTATAATAATTGCTCGTTGGTAAGAATAGTCGGAATGAAACTTGTGGTCTTTGCGTCCAACTAACGTTCCCTCTTTGAATTGATACGTGGTTCCTTCTACAAGAGTCACGGTTGGGGGATCATATAATGCGCTGCTGTTCACGGTTGAGTCGCTTCGCAAGCCGCTCGATCCGCAGCTTTGCAGTAGCAGACCCATCCCGAGCAAGCCTATCAATCTCATCTTCAATTTCATCAATGTATCTTCTTTGTTTGAGACCGACGTAAGCTACGTATGCTTGGGCAACAGCGGTCAGGAGCTTAATCATTTCTTAGCTTTACCAATATTGAGGGCGAGCCATTCAATGACACGATAGATCTTGCGAACAATCGAGTCGTCAGTAGGGGTTGGCGTAAGGGCACAAAAAGCAGAAGCCGCAGCTACAATAGATGTAGCAACAGCGAGGAGTTGATCTTTATTAGTAAGGATATAGTCGAGCATGGTTATAGCATATTAGGGATTCGAGAGCCTGAGCCAGATGGATCAAACTGGATGGTTGGTTTAGCGGCTCCACGGTAAGCATCAAGTTCCTCCTCAAGAAGAATTCGACAAACCCCCCAGTGGTAGTTCGCACGTTCAAGATCTGCGTTGTCTTCTGCAACAGAACCAAGTAGACCGTGCTTAATAGCATTCAGATTACTTGGCCTTACAATATCATAAGAATTTATCAGAGGAACAAACTGACGTTTGACAAGAAGTCGCATCGTCTTCTTAGTATTGTATACATCGTTACCCATACGATAACGACGATATGAATTTATTTTGTTAGCTTCCTGCACAACCGCTAATTCAAGCGTGTCTGTAGAATCCTCAGAGTTTACAGCGACAACACGAACAGGATGTTTGAGATCCGAATCACCATTACGAATCTCTGTAATTTTTGTAAACAATGTGCTGGCATATGAGACGGCAGAAGTTCCCGTTTCAAAATCAATCTTCTTCTGAATAGCTACGGGTGTGCTGCTATTGTCTAAACCTGATACAGTAATTGCATCTACGCTAGATCTAGCGATCTCTGTATTTGGAGCAATAGGCTCGACTCGAATATAGTAAGTTTTATCTTCCTCTAACTCATTGATAGCGGGGGCCATACCGTCATCAACAATACCGTATTGATAAAGTGTAGTTCCATCTGCATTGCGGCCAGTCGTCCTGTAATCGTGGAATTGTGCCCTAGCCTGAGCTGGATCGTTATCAATCAGTGCAGAAATAATTGATTCTGCATCTTCTGGCAATGTAAAATTCTGATCCGTGCTAGAAATTGTGGTCTCATACGTCAAATCCCGCCACATACCCATCGCATACAAGCGGGGTAAAACCATATTTAACTGTTGAATAAACGAAGATCCTACAGATTTGTAGGAGGAAAGGGCCTCTTCAACGCCAGCTACCGTTAGTGTGGGCATACCGTATTTTACGGTATCCTAAACTAATCGTCAAGACCACGCTATATCTAGTCCTGACACCCAGTAATCTCTGTAGTCGGACATTGAACGACATCTAATTCATCACCAGATGATGATCCTGATGCTGGTTCTACATATTTATCCCCCTCACTGTATTGCCAAACATTTGCGGACTGGTAGTTAGTGAGAACACTTGTTGTGCTAGTAGATGTAACGACCGTAAGATCAGAATCATCTGCGGCCCCCTCCAGCACCTTTACTGTAGGTAATGTCTGCACTACGTCTGTCACCCCAATAGTTGTAGTCGGTAAACTCTTGACGACAGGAGTTGTTCCAACCGTAGTCGCATCATAGACAGTAACTGTTTCTGACACGGAGGTGTATGCGTTCACTGCCGTTCCAACATTTTGTAGAACTGTCGTCTGTGTCACAGAAGTAACGGCTGATGTAGAATCCAGTGTGGCTACCACTGTTGTTGTCCCGATTGTTTTCGATGGGATTGAGGTAACCGCATTTGTGGTTCCGGTTGAAGTGACAACATTGGAAACTTCTGGAACGCTACCTAATGCCGATTGTTCATAGGTAATATCATTAACAAAAGCAGAATAGGTAACAGAGGTAACTGCCGCAATGGTGGAAGAAGCTACAGCTAAGTCAGCCGTTCCCTGCATACTAGAGTTACATGGAGCTAAAACTGTATAATCAACACCAGAGATCGTGAGGGTAATAGCAGTCACACATAGAGAACTAGAGGCTGTAACGACATTAGCTGTATTAACTCCGGTCACTGCATTAGCGGTAGTATTTGATGTGGCGACTCCGATCTTATTAGCAGATGTCGGGATTCCAGCAACAGTGGTAGTTCCTCCTGAGGTTAAGACAGTGGTATAATCACCTACCGTTAGATTATAATCAGCTACCTGAACGGTGGCATCCTGACTGGTCAGGACGTTAGCTGTAGTCCCAGCAGTGGCAGAAGCTACAGATCCATATGTAACAGTTTTAACAACATCAACATAGTCATCTGTAGTATGAGGAACACCCGCGACAGGAGTAGCTAGTAAAGTTTTTACAGCGGAATCCGTTGTCCCTGTGTGCCACACAGACACTGTATTCTGTGCAGTTAAAGTTGGATGAGCTACCGTTATTTGAGTATTGGATTGTAAGACAGAAACTTTGTTTTCAGTAGTAGGTAACCCACTAACTGATGTTGTTCCTACTGTAGTTGTTCCAGCAGAGGTAACAACATCTGTGTAGTCTGATTGAGATGTAGGGTAGCTTACAACAGTAACAGCAGTAGCTTCCGCTGTAGTTAAAGTTGTGCAGCTTAAATTAACTATTCCATTTAGTAACCCATCCTCAAAAACTGCGACTCTCTTGTCATCGATATACCACTCCCTATGTATACCATTTCCTAAAACTTCAATAGAGTTAGAATCTGCTTTATCAAAGCCCTCCTCACCTTCTCCTTCATATCGAACACGAACCCGTGCCGTTCCACAATATGGAGAAGATAGACCAGTAGCAACTGCCTTAATTGTCCTCAAGTCTGACTGATCAAAACCTTCTTGTAGGTATGATCGAAAAATGTTTTTCCCATCCCCCACATTATTTAATTTATCATACCCCTGAAACCACCACAACGGACCACGGTGTCCTTTTACTGTGCCCCCTAACTTAGCTTGACGGCTATTATCTCCTGCATCCCATTGATACCGTTCTAATTTACCGTCTACAATCCAACAGATAGGTATCCTATACGTTCCATTAGAACCACTCCCATCTTCATCTGGTAAAATAAAGTGAACTGATTCAGGAACATCCGTCCCCTCTACGTTCTTTAGAGTATACCCACTAGTAATAACTCCCTGTTCGTTTGTCGTAAACTCTCCATAAACAACGCTGGTTGATGCACAAGAAATCTGAAGAGGCGAAAGAGCGTGAAGCTCTACACCTACGCCGTATGGATGGACTTCGTAAATATGTGCTTTCGAAATACAAATAACACCGTCCCCATTTTGATTCCAACGATAGGGCTCATGCTCAACTCGATATTGAGGCTCTATTGCTACCTGAGATGAATCATTCCGATGAGGGTTTTGAGGAATACCATCGGGTTTATCATCAGGTTTCTTTGGCTCCTTGGAATCCCCCGCATAAGTAAACCAATCATCTGGAGCTTCCTTAGAAGTTATGTCATCTATAGACCTAAGGTTATACGTCTTGTTCTGACCAAACACACGACCCGCTAAACTAGTCGTCCTGAATTTATCAGCCAGTTTAGTGATCCATTGCTTGCCTCCTTTAACTCCCATATCAGTTAGTTGGTTGGTAAATAGTATAGACAGTTCTTAGATAACCCCCACGAAAAGCTTCTTGTTCGTCTTTCGCAACAATAGAAGAAGGCCATGTGGTAAAATTCGTTGCACCCTTTGTGTAAGACAAACTAGAACTCTGATAAACAGGGTCGTTGTTTCCAACAAAAACATCTAAATTAACTGATCCATGTAAACATGGTGGGGTAACAAGTTTAAAATATGGTGTCGTTAAGTTGATGGCTTCGGGAACCATCGCCCTCGCAGTATTTGCATTTTGTGGAGATGGAGACCAACTAACAACCACTTGCGTTCTACATGGACCTGAGTATCCGTCAGGAGCAAACTCATATACATAGAATGTCGATGCTGTCCCATCATGCTTCTCCCAAACGTGTTGTGCCTGATTAGCAAATACCGGAGGCCAAGTATAATTGGATGTAGTTGTAATAGTGTCTAATGTTATTACATCCCCCGAAGCAGCACCAGCAACAAGCTCTTTATATTCAACTTGAAACCAATCAGCAGATACCTGACGACCTTCTCTAACATAAGCAATCTTATGTCCTGAGGTGTAAGGATCGTCCATCAGATTAACAGTCCAATAGTCGTTATTTCCGTCGGCCATCAACTGCTCAATCGTAGACGTTTCACCAGTCGGAATTTGTCCGTAGTAATAAAAATTAACTCTGCTCTTCAGGTTTCGACTTGAAAGGTCATCCCATTGGTTTGCATTCAAACTCTCAGGGATAAAATAAGTTTTCTGCTCTACAACAAAGACACCATCAAGTTCACGATCTCCAATTCTTTGTTGGTTACGAGTCATCAATACATAACCCTTACCTTCAAAATTTGCAGAAGCAGGAGCTGTAGGCATCGCAGCACCAGCCTGATTATCTGCTGAATCTTCCTCAAACTCAGAACGAAGAGTTACATAAGTCCGAACGACGGTATCAAACTTAACGTCGCCTAAACTCGATTGAGCATACTCAAAGTTGTAGTCATCCTGAGACGAACGAGTGTTCGCATAATAGTAGTAATAAAGCTGCCCGTTTGAATCAGCTTGAGCCACATACGCTAAGATATGGTCAGGAAAATTTACTGTATCTGGGTGGGGTGTCCCGTATGCGGGGGGTTTACGACCAACCCTCTGAGCGTCTACTGTTTCAAAAAACAGTAAGTCTTGAACATTAGGAGTTAAGAACGTCAGGACTGTCTGACGCTGCGGAGAGGGCTGATTCGTAATAGGCATTATTCTTCTTCTTTTTCACCACTGTCTTCAGCAGGTGCTGGTGAAGCGGCGATGAGTTTTTGTTTGAAATACTCCGTCGCTCCTGAAACTTTTAACCCACCTTCAGATGGATGCTTTAGGGCAAGATCAAGTAACTGGAGTAACACGTTTCTCTCTTCGATGGTTAATGTAATTGGTTCCATACGGGGTCACGTTAGACTTTCATTCTTTTGTTTTCAAGAGTTATCTTGAACCCCGCACCCTGAATCATTATTCAGGATCGGGGAGAGGATCGCCCTCTGGAATAGGAGTCAGGGTTACGGAACCATCAACCACGGTGAATTCACGGGATGCACCGACAATGGCTCTCTTGTTGAGATCCAGATCAGAAGCCAGAGCATTCAGGTCCGTAGCTGTGTTGAGATGAGCTGTGAACATGGCATCGAGGATTCCCCCATCTACCATGTGTTGTAATACAGCTTGTAGCCTATCATCTGGAAGATTCCAGAAGTTGCGGTGCGTGTCATTCAGCTTTGAGATTGCAGTCTCAATAGCCTCTTCACTCCGAACCGCATCGAGTTGGATCTGTTCAAGATCTTGTTGGAGTTGGGTTTTATTTACGATGTCCATAATGTTTATTCTGAGAAGATTTTGTAATCATACACACGGGCACGGGCGTATGACGAGCCAGAGGCGGCGTTCACAACCTCATGGGTAATGTAAGGATAGGTAGAGTTACCGTTAGCTGTTGGTCCACCAGTTGTTGATTTAGTGGTCCAAGTCGATCCGTCACCCCCTCGATCATCGATTCCTGCTTCGATGTTTCCTGATCCATCACTGTAGATATACAGTTCTTTAGTGTAAACGCTCGTCGCGTTCGACGGAATGTCAGACCAGCTACTAGCGGAGAAACTAGTTCCGTTGTGAGCAAACACCCGCCATTCGAGCGTGGTCCCTGTTCTGGAACGGATTTCAACACCAAATCCTCTGGAAACGATGGGGTTACTACCAGCAGCCTGAACACTGTTAGCACGGCCTCCGACCATGAAGCGGATCGATTGAGCCTGTGTCCCGCTCGCTAAGAACGCACACCTGAATGATACGCCGAGTTTTCTAGCAAACTCAATACCGCCACCTGACCATGATACCTCGTTCGTGATACCACGATACAGGTTGGCTTGCGCCCATGCGTTAGCAGTAGTTGTAGTTTCAGTTCGTGAGAAACAGATCGCAGCTAATGTTCCAGCGGTTCCTGATGAGTTGTAGAATAGCGGGGTGCATTGTGGGGTGAAGATACGACCAGTCTGTTTCCAGTGAATGGCTTCGTAATCATCTTGCGTTAAGTAAGACGAGTTTACGTTGGTCCACGGAACATTGACCATTGCACGCCCCGAAGAGTCTACCTGTATTCCATAGTATCTATTCGACGTAGATGTTACTGACTGAGCAGATCCACCGAGTGTGTCACTATATAACTCAATACCACCACGAACTGTTGAAGTAGCTGCCGGTAAGCTGTAGTTGTTAGCATTGGTAGCGATACCATTGAGTTTAGTATGATCTGCATCGGTGAAGACATTCGAGTCAGTTGCAGACTCAACTAATGTTCTGATCTCAGCCGCTGTCTGATCTCCAGTAGCCCCAGTCTCGATACCCGCAAGCTTGGTATTAAGAGCAGAGGTAAAGTTCTTCTCAGTTAAACCACCGTCTCCTACAGAGTAAGTTGTGTTTGTATCTGACCACGGAACGTTTACAACCGCCTGACCTGCGGAGTTAAGTTGAATACCATAAGTTCTACCAGCAGTAGATGAAACAGAGTTCGCTGATACCGACTGATCTGTATTACTAAATAACTCAATACCACCTCTGCTAGTTGCCGTAGCTTCTGGTAAGCTATAGTTGTTTGCGCCAGATGCGATACCATCAAGCTTTGACTTGTCCGTGTTGGACATGAAACCAGCGGTGGAGGTAGTCGCATTCGAGTGAGAGTGGGACGATGATGCTTTTCCATCAAGAGCTGTCTGCAACCCATCAACGTTAGAGATGATGTGGTTGTGGGAGTCGTCAGCGACGGTAACTGTGAGGGTTGCGTTACCAAGATTTGTGAAGGTTGCGGAACCACTTGCGTCACCTGCAAGAGTCAGAGTAGGATCAGCAGTCGCTGTAGTTGCAATGCTAATATTACCTGATCCATCAAAGTTGGCATTACCAGTAACAGCTCCAGTTAAGGCAATATTTCTTGCAGTTGTGAGTTTATCTGCATTTGGATGGTAGTTGTCATTGAACATCCGATACTGAGTGGTATCACCATCACCATAGATCGGGCCAGTTGTAGCGATACCACCTTGAGCAATTTGATCTAAATCAATCTTTCCTCTTTCAACAAAAGAACTGTAATTAGAAACATTGGATGGAGCTGTTGCATCAGCCAACCAATCTACTAAATCCCATCCATCATTTTGGATGTCATCTCCAAGTAAGTATGCTGAAACAGATCCACCGTCATATTCGTTATCTAAATAAACCTGTAAAACAGCTCCATCATAAGTTCCACCATCTTTAATCCGTATGTATCTAAATGGAGAGCCACCGAAATGAGAATTGTGAAGAACTGTAATAGTGTTAGAACCATCAGTTCCAAAATGATGAGCAGCATAAAATATTACAGATTGATGGTCACCACTATTACCATCTCTCAGACCAAATCTAGCAATTGCTCTATCTCCAGTATTTTGAGCAATCGTATACCAAGCACCAGAGGTTAGACTACTCGCTTCAACAGCCTGATTAGAATAACCCCTCTTAAAGTAAGAGTTTATTTCGGCTTCAGTAAAGTAACGAGAATCAAGATTGTATGAACCAATTGCTGTAATATGACCATAGGTATCAAGAGTAATATCTTGAATAACTGTTCCATTACTATTGTTTACAGAAGCTTGAGTTGAAGTATCTGAGTGAGATAAGCCACTTGCATCTTGTGAAAGTCCACCACCAGCGGCAACGCTGAAAGTAGTTCCTGATAAAGAGATACCGTTACCAGCAGAGTAAGTCGTATTGGTATCTGTTGGAGTTGCCCATGTGAATGTGCCGTCGCCATCGCTCCTCAAGAATTGTGCGGTGGTTCCATTACCACTAACATTCAACTCACTTGCTCCAACTGCATTAGCCGCAATCTCAGCAGCCCCAACAGAATCATTCGCAAGAGATACAGAGATCGACGTAGTTCCAGATCCACTGACATCACCACTTAGTGTAATCGTCTGGTTGCCTGTTAAATAACCAGCAGAGGCGTGGTTTCCCCAACCGTAAGCTGTGTTCCAGTTTGATGCAGAGGAGATCTTAGAATCGCCAATAGCTGATCCGACCCACGCACCAGAGCTATTGATTACCTGTGTCGTGGTGGAGTTAGTAGCTCCTAATATAGTTCCTACATAGTAACCATCTGTAGTAGAGACGTGGTTAGATGTAAAAATACCAGCTTTTACTAGAGAATTGGTGCTAGATCCATCTCCACGAATATCAATTATAGCTCCAACATATTTACCGTTATGCGTTGGGTTAGAATCGTCATAAGCAAATACATCGCCATCACCATCTGCATTCCAAATTGATGTCGCACCATCGATAATGTTTTCGTCACCAGCAGTAGCTTTTCCATCGAGAGCTGTCTGCAATCCGTCGATGTTTGAAATGATGTGGTTGTGGGAGTCGTCTGCGACGGTAACTGTAAGAGTCGCGTTTCCAAGATTGGTAAATGTTGCGGAACCACTTGCGTCACCTGCAAGAGTCAAAGTCGGGTCAGCAGTCGCTGTAGTTGCGATGCTAACATTACCTGATCCATCAAAAGAAGTTGAACCTGTGACAGCCCCAGTAAGAGATATGCTTCTCGCGGTTGTGAGCTTGTCTGCATTCGGATGGTAATTTTCGTGAAATAACTTCCTCCAGTTTTTCCAGTTAGAACTATCTGTCCTAACTCGCATATAAAAGTCATCCCCATTGTAGTGTGCCCCTAACTGGAATACAGAGGCACTTCCACCTGCATAACTAGAAATCATGTGGGCACTAGCACCACTATAACTTAAAGCGTAAGTTCCTGAAGCAGCTATTTTCGTTTCAGAATGGGAATCATCAAACGGATTAGTTGCGCTTCCGTCAGTTACACTAAGCAGGTTAAGAGACTGTGTTGTCCTCCAAAAACGTGCATCAGATTCAGTCTCTGTAAAATAACGCCCGTCGTGGGTGTGACTATCGTTTGCGACGGTAACAGCAATCGATGTCGTTCCAGATCCACTAGCATCTCCTGACAATGTGATGGTCTGGTTGCCAGTAATATATCCAGCCCCATTGGTAAGCTGGTTGTTATTGGTAGGGATCGTTGTGCTAGTAAACGCATTCGATCCAAGCTCCCTGTATCCTACCTGATTACTCGCATTGATAAACAATGCAGTAGACTCAGAAGACAATGACGGGTTGCTCGTAAGGTATAACGATGGGACAGAGATCTTGTCACTAAACGTCCAAGCATCTGTTGAGTTGACCCAGTTGATCGTCTTGTCAGTCGCACCCTTTAGCGTGATTCCCCCACCATCAGCCGTGGTGTCTGTTGGAGAGGCCACGTTTCCTATGACAATGTTGTGGTCTTCAACAAGCAGGTTGGCTGTATCAACCGTCATGGTTGTGCCATTCACTTGCAGGTTACCACCAACTGTCACATCTCCGTTACTCTCGTAAGTATTGGAGGTGTGAATCAGTTGTCTTTGAGATGCAGATACAGTTGCCATGTTACTTTAAGCGTTTGCGGTTTACTTTA